CGTGGTGCTCGCCCGTTTTGGGCTGCTCACGAATCAACGCTGCCCGCCGTTCGCAGCGTCTCTGACTTCATCCAACGATACGAAGCCGTAGCCGACATGAAAGAGCACGCGGCCTGCCTCTCGGTTGCGTCGTTCCTGGCTTCGGTCGCCGCCGCAGCCTTCTTCGCCGCCTAACAAAAACGGCGGGGCCTGTGTGGGGCGCCCGCCGTGAAGTGAATCAACAACGAAAGGAAAATAACAGATGAGTGCCGTGCAGTCAAAAAGTGACGCCCTTGATTTACTCGACCCAAAAACGAGGCGCTCTGTGCGCGTATCAGAGGCGCGCGCAAAAGGTACCCACGATCTGCTCGACTGGAACATCATGGTCGCTGTTTGTGGGTATCGCTGCGTGATGTGCCGAGCCGATGGCATTCGCGATGTGATCTTGCAAAAGGACCACGCCACCTCCATCCGCGAGGGCGGCTGCGACTGCATCGCCAACATCCAGCCACTCTGTCCCCGCTGCAATTCGATCAAGGGGTGCGGCAGTGCGGATTACCGACCGAAGGGTTGGAGCCAGGGCTTTGAGACCACCATGCTCAAGGTTCGGGAAATTTTTGGAAAGGCGGCGGTATGATCGACAACACGATGAAGGCCGCTCGCGAGAAAGCCCGCAAGGCCAAGAACGTCTGGTACGCCTGGTATCCGGGGGACTACGCGTCGAAGACCGCGACCCTCACTTTAGTCGAGCACGGCGCCTATCGGGTGCTCCTCGACCTCTACTATCAGATGAACGGTAGCATGGTAGCAAATGCTACTCTTTTGCTACGCGCTTGCCGCGCAGTTGATAGCGCTGAGCAAGCGGCAGTGCATGACATGCTCGCCCGCTTCTTTGTTGAGCGCGACGGATACTATCATCATGAGCGTGCAGATGCGGAGCTAGATAAGCGTGCATTACTGCGAGAAAAGCGCGCTCAGGCAGGCTCTAAGGGCGGAAAGCAGAAGGTAGCAAATGCTACAAATTTGCTAGCCGTTGGTAACGGCGCTTGCCAGACACAACTACAATCACAATCACATAAGAAAGAAACCGAAGCTAAAGCTTCGGAGCCTGTCGGCTCGCCTGCTCCAGTAATCGAACTGGCCGTTCCGAAAGCGGAACAAGAGCAACCGAAGGTCGCGCCGGCGGTCAAGCCCATCGACCTTGAGGCCCAGGTCTGGGCGGTCGGCAAAGCCTACCTCATCGAAAACGGCGTCTCGGTCGCTGGCGCCGGCGGCCTGATCGGCAAGTGGCGCAAGCAACTCGGCAACGACGACCTGGAGGTCATGCGGGTGCTTCGGCGCGCGCAGGCGGAGTGCGTGTCCGCCCCCGTGCCGTTCATCGAACGCTGCATTCAAAACCAACTTTCGCAGAAGGGCAATTCCAATGGACGATCAAACGGACGATCCGAGGGACAGTCTGGGTCAGTTGCAGACATCGCCGACATCTGGCTCGAACGAGGCGGTTTCGCGGCACGTTCTGAACGCGAGATTGCTCGGCACTGAGTTCGAGCGCCTCTCGGATGTGAAGGCCGTCAACCAGGCGCTCGTGCGCTTGGCGTCGGTGTTCGGTGCGCCGTGGGGCAGGGACGCGAAGCTCGCCCAACTTCAGGGGCGCGAGTGGGAGGCGGCGCTGTCCGACCTGCCGGCGATCGCACTCGACCGTGCGGTGTCCGATTGGATCAGGGGCAATCGCTCTTGGCCTCGACCGGCTGACCTTCGCGAAATCGTTGACCGCGATCTGAAGCCGCTCGTTGAGGACGCGGTTCAGAAATACAACATGCACGAGCGGAGAATTAAACCGCTCGATACGTGGAAGGGTTTTCTATTCACGGAAAGCCCGCTGCGTCGCAACCCGACCTGGGCCGCTTGGCTAAATTCAATTCACCCGACAGCCGAGCATGTTTTTTTCAAGAACGCGACAATTGGAAAATTCGCTCACGAAGTCGAGGGGATGAACTCGTTCGAGATTGGCTACGTGCTGAACGAGTTCGGCGAGGCGATGGCGAAGTTGTTCGGACGGCCCATTCATTTCCGCCCGAGCGATCCGAAGCCGGAAATTTCGCCGGTTCAAATTAATCGCCCGAAAATTGACGAGGCAGAACGCCTTCGCAGGGTGGGTTTATGCCGCCAATGGCGTCAGGAATACGGTTTCGGCAAGGATGTTGAACCTGTCCCCGAGTCAGACGCGCCGGAAGCTAGCGCAAATCAAACGTCGAGTCCGCCCACGGGCTCTGACGATTTTTCCGATACACACCAGCGGGAAGGGTCAGATGCGGCTGAGTGAGCGTTATATGCGATCTTTCGATTGGGGGCTTCGATGAGTTGGCACGTTGTGAGCGTAAATTCGCGCTCCGAACTGGAAATTACCCAGCGAATTTCCGACGCTGGATTTATTGCGGTGTGTCCGACGTGGGTTCGGCGGTTCGTGCGTGGCCGGGACGGGAAACATTTCATCAGCACGAAAATTGAGGTGCTATTTCCGCGCTACCTGTTCGTCGCTGAAAATAATGATTTCCGGCCCGAGCGGTTTGAGTCGTCAAAGACACGCCTGACGGTATTCCGAAAACGGCTACTCACGGACGAGGCTTTATCGATGATACAATCGACTGCATTGGATTTGACGATGGCGCAACAAAAAGTAACGCACGGTATCGCAATCAAGCGCGGTGACATGCTTCAGATTTTGCACGGCGCCCTCCAGGGCGAGCCCGTCGAGGTTCTTCAGGTCCGCAAGGATCGGATATTGATCCGGCTCAAGAGGCTGGAGCGTTTTACATCGGTCGAGATTGGGGCCGAGTCTTTGGGAAAGGCGAACTGATGGAAGTGCACACAGAGCGCATGTGCAAGCACTGCGACCACCCGGAAATCTGTCACGACCTTGGCGGCACGTTTTCGAATGGCGAGTGCATGCTGCATATCGGTCTTAAGGACAAGCCCGCGTCCATCCCGTGCCCGTGTCCAGGGTTCGAACCAGCAGAAGGAACGTCCTAGATGTCGAGCGACGATTGGTACATTTGCTCGGGGTGCGGTCACAGCGTCAGCATTTCCGAGTTCTGCGGCTGCGCTCGGGGCAAGGAGAGAATGGCCGAGTGGGACGCGATGATGCGCCCGCCGCCCAAGCCCGCGACGGTTGAGCCGCCAGAGTGGAAGGGGGAGGACTTGCAGTCGTGGACGCTGGGCTGGACTTGCCCTTCGTGTAACTGCGGCGAGCTGGAGTCACACGCGGCGGATTGCAAGGTGCTCGCCAACTTGAGAGCGGCGCAGGCATTGATGGACAAGCACTTCAAAGTCGCGCCACTAGACCACGCGCCCAAGACCACCCACGACTGGCCCTATTCCACCGGCCCCAATTTCTCCAACTGCCTTTGCCGCAAGTGCGGTCTTAACGGACAGGACATTCGTGACGCTATGGTGTGCGATGGGCCTCCGATAGTTTCGCCGGTCAAATGGCTCACACTGGAAGAAGCAAAGGCGCAGTGGCCTGACTACGCGTCGCCGGTCACGCTGGGCGATGATGATTTGATTGTCGTTACTGGCACATTGCCGGAAGGGGCGACCTTCTCGGACCTGACCACGGAAATCGACGGGGAGATGGTTCAGCCCGAAGACCCGGCCCTCTCCGCCGCCCTATCCCTTCCCGGCCCACACGAAACATCCTTTCGCGAACGCATCGCGCCGTACAAGGGGGAGAAATGAGCGATTGGCAACCGATTGCGACCGCGCCGAAGGACGGAACAGCGATCTTGGTGTTCGATGTGTCGGGACACTACGGGGACAAGCCGCGCGGGCAGACGATCATGGTAGTTCGATACAGCGCATACGATGAGCGCGACTACCGCGCGCCTGGTGGAGAGTGGCACGCACCCTACGGGCCTTGTCGGGCAAGCAACCCAATCTACTGGATGCCGCTTCCACCGCCCCCTAATCGACCACCTGTGACTCGAAAAACACACCGCCGCTAGTATCTCACGCCGTTTCATGTGCAACCTATTGCGGGGACACACTCCCTCTAGTATGTCGCTCGTCCTAGGTCGATGGCCGTCTGTGCTTGTCGCGGGCCACCCAGTTCTAGCAACGAGCTAGAGCGTTCTGGTCGGCTATGGATCAATGCACACACAACTCGTTCACGCCGCCGTTAAAGCCGTGCGCCCTGTAGATTGGGCCTCTGTCTGCGCTATTCACGAACGCGCCAAACAAATGGCAGAGGCGCAGGGAATGACGGAGTTCGGCTTTCGGCGCCTCATGCCAAAGTACGAGCCTGATTGTTACTTGCCACAAGCGGCTGGCCACAACGTGTGGGCTTGGCACGACCGGGACCATTTCATTGCGGTGCTGGTCGAGGGACTGGCCGAGAAGGAATAGAATGGGCCGCCCCTCCAGCTACACCGAAGAAACAGCCAAAGAGATTTGCGACCGCATCGAGGCAGGGCAGACAATCCGCCAAATCTGCGAAGATCGCGATACGCCAGCCTGGAACACCATCAGGACTTGGCTGCAACAGTTTGATGCGTTCCAGACACAATACGCGCGCGCACGCGAGAACAGCGCCCACGCATCGGCTGACCTAATCCAGGATTTAGCCAATCAGGCGAAGGACGGCACGCTTGAGCCGAACGCGGCGCGGGTGGCGATCGATGCCCACAAATGGCTGGCCGGCAAGCGCAAGCCCAAGGTTTACGGCGACCGGCAGATTATCGACGTAGGCGAGGACACGCTTGCAAAGCTCTCTGACGACCGGGTCAACGCCAGAATTGCAGAACTCGCAAAAGAGCTTGGAATTGCTGCGGCTCTTGGAGGAAAAGGCGAGACGGAAGCGGGAGAATAGGCTCGCTGAATATCGGCCGTACACGAAGCAGCGCGAGTTCCACACCAACGGCGGTAAATACCGCGAACGCCTGTTCATGGCAGGCAACCAGTTGGGCAAGACCGTGGCCGGCGCCGCCGAGATGGCGATGCACCTTACGGGCCGCTACCCGGACGGTTGGACTGGCAGGCGGTGGGATCGGGCCACGGTGTTTTGGGCGGCAGGCGTCACGGGGGAAAGCACCCGCGATAACGTCCAGCGATTACTTCTAGGGCGTCCTGGTCGCCACGGCACGGGGTACATACCCAAAGCAACGATAGTTGACGCACCCAACAGCCGTGGCGTCCCGGACCTCGTAGATCACATCAAGGTCAAGCACGTCTCTGGCGGCGACAGCATTTGCTACCTCAAGTCCTACGAGAAGGGGCGAGAGAAGTGGCAGGGCGATACGGTCGATGGGATCTGGTTCGATGAGGAACCCAGCCTCGAAATCTATTCGGAAGGGCTGACCCGGACCCAAGCCACGGGCGGCATGGTCTGGATGACGTTCACGCCTTTGCTCGGCATGTCCGACGTGGTGATGCGGTTCCTGATGGAAGAAAGCCCGGACCGCGCTGTCACGCAGATGACGATTGAAGACGCCGAGCACTACAGCGCCGAGGAACGGGCGCGGATCATTGCAGGCTACCCGGCACATGAACGGGAGGCACGGGCCAAAGGCATTCCGACGATGGGCTCGGGCCGTGTGTTCCCGATCGAGGAAAGCCTGATCACGTGCGAGGCGTTTCCTGTCCCCGAGTTCTGGCCTTGCATCGGCGGGATGGACTTTGGGTGGGATCACCCGTTCGCCGCGGTGCAGGTGGCATGGGATCGTGACAGTGACACGGCCTATGTGACCAAAGCGTACCGGATGCGGGAGAGTACCCCGACAATTCAAGCCGCGGCGCTCAAGCCGTGGGGCAATTGGTTTCCGTGGGCCTGGCCGCATGATGGCCTGCAACACGACAAGGGCTCAGGCAAGCAGCTCGCCACGCAATACCGTGACGCAGGGATGAACCTCTACTTCGAGCACGCGCAGTTCACACCGAACGCCGACGGCTCGCCAGGTGGGAACGGTTTCGAAGCCGGTATCACGATGATGCTGGAGCGCATGGAACAGGGCCGGTTCAAGGTCTTCAGCCACCTCACCGAGTGGTTCGAGGAATTCAGGCTCTACCACCGCAAGGACGGCCTGGTGGTCAAAGAGCGCGATGACCTTCTGTCTGCCACCCGCATCGCACTGATGATGCTGCGTGTGTCGAGTGTGAAATCCAAACCGGAAAACCGCGACCGCTACAGCCGGCGCAACAAGGGATCAGGTGAATCATGGCTGACGGCCTAGAGGTACAGACGGAAACGCCGGTTACGAAGGCGACAGCCAAGCCCACAAGCGAGGCGGCCAAGGCGAAGGAGATTGCGAGCGATCTGTTCGACCGTCTGAGCGCACGCTTCACCAAGCTCAAGTCCTGCACTGGCGAGGTCAAGGGCGGCACGTGGCAGTTCACGCTGACCGGGCCGAAGATATTCAACGGCGATAAGGTCGTTCAAACGTTGGCGTGCGAGGCGAAGTTCCCCGCGGGCGTCAACATTCAGAAGGTGCACCTGGCTCTGTACGGCTGGTGCGAGGCGAACGCGCCGAAGCTCGGCGTTCCGAAGCCTGGCCGGGATGCTGACGAGTGAAGGGCGTTTGGGAATACGAAGACTTTGGGTACGACGCGGCGTGCAAGACTTACGAGGGCGACTGGCTCAAGGCCAAGCTTCGCAGCGACCGCAGTAAGCGCAACGAGCCCGCGAAGATTCCGAACTTTACCGAGTGGGATGCTCAAGACGCGCTGACCCGCGCGATGGGCGTGGCGCTCGACCCGCCCGTTCACGTTCGCCTGATGCCGTACCGTGGGAAGGCTGGCTAGTTGATCGACACCGCACAGTCCCCGGACCTGAACGAAGGTTACGAGGACGAGGCCGAACTGATCGCGACGATCAAGGACTGCGCGAAGGAAGCGCGGGCCGCACGCTCGGCTTGGCTTGAAGAAGCTCATATCTGCTACGAGTTCGTGGCCGGTCATCAATGGACCGACACGGAGTTGGAGCAGCTTAAGGAGCAGCGCCGGCCAACCGTGGTGTTCAACCGGATCGAGCCGGTCATCAACGTGGTGGCGGGGCTTGAGGTCACGAACCGGCAAGAGGTTCGCTACCTGCCGCGGGAGTTGGGCGACAGCGGGCCGAATGAGGTTCTGACGGGCGCGGCCAAATGGGTGCGCGACGAATGCAACGCCGAGGATGAAGAATCCGAAGCGTTTCTGGATATGGCGATCTGCGGCGAGGGCTGGACCGAAACCCGCCTCGATTACGAATACGACCAGGACGGTTCTATTCCGATCAACCGCGTTGATCCTATGGAGATGCTGCCCGAGGCCAACGGTCGCAAGAACTATCAGGACGCTGAGTACATCATTCGCGAGAAGATGGTCCCGCTCCGCTGGGTCACACAGACCTGGCCCGAGAAGGCGGATCAAGTCGAGGCGTCACAATCCGACCAGGAAGGCGAGGGCGAGTCCCACCTGAATGTGGTCGGTGATCAATACAATTCGCCGGGAGCCAAGCGCGGTGAATACACCCGCAAGCTCGTGAAGATCACCGAGTACCAATACAAGAAGCGGTTCCCGTATTACCGGCTGAACGACCCGTCCACGGGCGAGATGGTCGAGCTGGACCCGGACCAGCACGAAGACATTCAGGCCCAGGCGGTTCGCGTCATCGGACAACGGCTGCAATCGGTCAAGCAAGTGCGGTGCGTTCATTATCGCGCGTTCGCGATTGGCGATGTGCTGCTAGAGAACGGGCAGTGCCCGGACCCGCAGTCATTCACCTACAAGGCCATGACGGCCAAGCGGGACAAGAAGAAGAAGTGTTGGTACGGCCTGGTCCGCTCAATGCTGGACCCGCAACGCTGGGCCAACAAGTTCTTCTCGCAGTCGATGTTCATTCTCAACACCAACGCCAAGGGCGGGGTGATCCTTGAGAATGACGCGACGGATGACATTCAGAAGTTCGAGGCATCGTGGGCGCACCCGGATAAGGTGACGTTCGTTAAGCCGGGGACGCTGGCCGCGGGAAAGATACTGCCCAAGACCCCACCCGCGTTCCCGCCTCAGTTGGGCGAACTGCTCAGTTTCTGCATCCAATCGATCTATCAGGTGTCGGGCGTGTCCCCGGAAATGCTTGGCGCGGTTGATCGCGAACAGGCCGCGGTGCTGGAGTACCAGCGCAAGCAGGCGGGCGTAACGATCCTCGCCACGCTGTTCGACGCGCTCCGCAAATACCGCAAGGAGCAGGGCAAGACGCTCCTCTATCTCATTCAGACCTACCTGACCGATGGGCGCCTTGTGCGGATCACGGGGCAGGAGGGTGCGAAATACGTTCAGCTTACGAAGCAGGCGGGCTTCGCGCGGTACGACGTGATCATCGATGAAAGCCCGTCCAGCCCGAACCAGAAGGAAAAGACCTGGGTCATCCTTCAGTCGCTGCTTCCGCTGATGATCAAGTCGGGCATTCCGATCCCGAAAGAGGCGTTCGACTATCTGCCGCTCCCGCAATCGTTCATCGACGCGATGAAGAAGCCGCCGACCCCGGAGGCCGCGCAGAAGCAGCAGATGACCGAGCAGCTTCAGATACGCGGGGCCGTAGCCGAGGTATCCGAGAAAGAAGCCAGCGCCGATCTGAAGCGCGCCCAGGCGATGAACCAGCAAGCCCAGGCACAGACCGCGGGCGAGGGTGGCGAGTCCGCATCGGAGCAATACCGCGCGGTCGCAGACACGCAAATCCAAGACCGCGAATCCCGCCACACCATGCAGATGAACGAACTCAAGGCGCTCACGCAGGTCAACGAGGCGAAACGCACGGCAGCACGCAAGGACGCGGAAAGCGCGGCGAACATTCAAACCAAGCAGGCGGTGGCCGCTGAGCAGCTTCGCATCAAACGCGAACAGGCTCAGGCCGCAAACCGCAACCGGCTGAACTGAAAGGACGAACATGGCGATTAGCTTAGGTGCGGTTGGCTTCGAGCTAACCCGGCCAGGAGACACGAACGCTTACGCCATCGCTGATGCGATAGCGAACAGCACAACGGCTGGCAGTGTCGTTCCGCTCACGTGGACGGCGACGCGCGAGGCTGGCGGCTCTGGCCGGGTGATCGGCGCCGAGATGGCGGTCAACAGCGCGACGGCCTTCGGTGCGATACGCCTGCATCTGTTCAACACCACGCCCTTTGCGGCTGGTGGCTTCCAAGCCGACAACGCGGCGCTGGCGATTACCTACACGGCACTGAAGGCGGGCAGCGCAGGCGCTAACCCGAATTACATCGGCTACATCGACTTCACCACGTTCGTTGCGCAGTCAGCGTCGGCGGTGTCGATCGGAACATGCGATCTGACCGAATTGGCGTTCGATTGTGCGCCGGGTTCGCAAACGATCTTCGGTCTTCTTGAGGCTCGGGCGGTATTCACGCCTGGCAACCAAGAGACATTCAATGTCGTCCTCTTTTTGAACCAGGATTAACCGATGTCGTTTTCTTCCAAGGTTCAATCCAAGTCGCAACTGTTCACGACGGCGGGGGCGAACTCGTTTGTCGTGCCGCCGAATGTGTCCAAGGTTTGGGTCACGATGGTCGGCGGCGGCGCTGGCGGCGGTGGTGGTCACGCGACAGGTGGCGGCGGTGGAGGCGGTGGCGGAGGCACGACCATCAACAGTTTTCCGCTGCCTGTTACGCCTGGGGCGACGCTCACTTGCACGGTTGGCGCACTTGGCGGCGGCGGCTCCATCGCCGGCAACGGCACTGCTGGCGGGGTTACGACAGTTACTGGCGGCCTGGTAACAATGCCTGTTGCGGGCGCTGGCAACAGCGGCTCGGCTGGAGCGGCGACGAACGGCGGCAACGGTGGAAATAGCGGCAATATCGGTATTAGCGGCACTGCGTGGCTCGCAGTTGGCGGGGGCACGGGTGGCGCGGCGGCTGGTGCCGCTGGCGCTGCGCCGGTTGATATCGCTTTCGCGATAACCGCGACTGGTTCTGGTGCTGGTGCGGGCACGGGCTCGGGTGGTGGTGGTGTCTCGCGCTCTCTTACGGGCACCACATCAGCAGGCGGCACGAACGTCGGTGGTGGCGCTGGAGCGTGCACCCCTTGGGGCGCAGGTGGTAACGGCGGTGACGGCCCAGGCCCAACGCCAGGCGTTGCGGCAGCGTCAACGGCATATGGCGCTGGCGGCGGCGGGGGCTCTGTGAACGCGGCTGGTGGCGCAGGTTGCGCCGGTATGATCCTCATCGAATGGATTGGATAGCACCATGACCATTGACGCCCTCAAAGACGAAGCTGACGAGATTCAGGCGCTTGAGAAGGACGCGGGCCAAGTTCCCCCGAACGAAGCAGCACAACCCCCGGCTCAAGCGCCTGAACCTGAATCCGAGACTGCCGAGGCGGATGCTCCCGAACCGGAGGCCGAGGAAGTCGAGTTCAGCCCCGAGAACCGGGGACAGTTCATTCGGCGCAGCCAGTACACGGCAGCCGAGGAAGCGCGCAAAGCGGCAGAGGCCCGCATGCGCGAGGTTCAGGCCGCATATGCCGCCGACATGGCGAAGGTCAACGAGCGCCTTGCTATCGTCGCGCAGAGCATGGCGCAGGGACCGGCCCGTCAGCCGGCGCAAGAGCAGCGCCAGATCGAAATCCCGGACATCAACACCGATCCGATCGGTCACTTCCAAGCGAAGAACGCTTTGCTTGAGCAGAAGTTGGCCGAGGTCGATCAGTTCCGCAAACAGCAGACGCAACAGACCGAGCAGACCACGCAGTTGCAGCGCGTCGGTGAAGCGGTACGCAATGCCGAGGTCGAATACACCAAGACCGTTCCCGACTACCCCAAGGCGCAAGAATACCTGATGCAGCAGTGGATCGCGGAAGCGGACGCCGCCGGGATGCCGCATGAGCAGGTTATTCGGGCAAGAGCATTGGAGATTGCAGCGGTCGCCGGTCAGCGCGGGATGAACCCTGCCGATCTGGCCTACAAACTCGCGGGATCGCGTGGCTACAAGAAGGCCGCCCCGGTTCAACCACAAACGCAACAGACCGGCCCGAGCATCGAAACGCTCAGCCGCGGCGTTCAAGCAGCGCGCTCGCCCTCAGCGGCGCCAGGTCGTGCGGCCCCTGGCCAGATGAGCGCCGAGGCATTGCTTCAGATGGATGATGCGGACTTCGCGAAGAAGTTCGGCGGTCGCGACAACCCCAATTGGGCGAAGCTCATGGGCGGCGGTGGTCGCGCTTAATCAGGTTCGATTGGGTTCTCGTTAAAGGCCCCGTCAGGCGGACGCTAAGCGCCGACCCAGCCACGCCCGAGGCGGTAAACCGGCACCCCGATTGGTTCTCGTTAAACGGCCCGAACGTGCCGCGCGCAAGCGGTGCATTCACTTGACAGGAAAGGTTTGCCCAAATGGCAGCCACTTCATACGGCGTCAACGCGCCGGAAGCTGTCAAGCTGTGGTCGAAGAAGCTCTTTTACGAAACCATCGCCGAAACGTATTTCGGTCGGTTCCTGGGCAAGTCGGCAGACAGCTTGATCCAATGGAAGGACGAAACCGCTAAGTCCGCAGGTGATCGCGTTCGCGCGACGCTGCGCATGCAGCTTACCGCTCCCGGCGTTTCCGGCGACGGTACGCTGGAAACCAACGAAGAAGCACTTGTCACGTACACGCAAGACTTGCTGATCGACCAATTCCGGCACGCGACACGCTCGGCCGGGAAGATGTCGGAACAGCGCGTTTTGTTCGATGTGCGCATGGAGAACATGAACGCTCTGGCCGACTACTTCGCCAAGCGCTTCGACGTGTGCTTGTTCAACCAACTCGCCGGCAACACCGCCGAGACGGACCTGCGCTACACGGGCAATAACTCGGCCGTCGCGCCTTCAACGAACAACATCATGTGGGTGAACTCGAACGTCGCGACAGGCGACCAATCGAATTCGACCATCGATACGTTCACGACGGCGATGCTCGACCGCGCCTTGACCCGCGCGAAGGCAATGGACTCGCTTGGCCAGCCGATCATCCGCCCGCTTCGGGTTGGTGGTCAGGACAAGTACGTCGCATTCCTTCACCCGTTCCAGGTTTACAACCTGCGCCGGGAAAGCACGGCGAACACCGTGACGTGGTGGGAAGTCAACCGCTCGGCTCTGTCGGGTGGCATGAAGGATGGAGCGGAAGCGCTCTATCGCGGTTCGTTGGGTGAGTACAACAACATCATCCTTCACGAGTCGAACTACGTCCCGACCGGCGTCAACACGGTCACAAGCGCGGCGGTCACAACGACACGGCGTGCAATCTTCTGCGGTGCGCAAGCCGCCATCTTCGCAACCGGGCGTGAGAACAAAAACATGCCCGATCAGAAGATGTCCTACAAAGAGGAAGAATTCGACTACGGCAACCAACTCGGCATTGCGGCAGGCTCGATCTATGGGATCACGAAGACGCGTTTCAACAGCGCGGACTTCTCGACCATCGTCATGTCTTCCTATGCCGTCGCACCATAAGGGAGGGATGACCAATGGCTGACGTAACACATGCCACTTCGCCCGCTCTCGTGGGCACGACCTCGCAGCGCAACGTGTGTGCCCCTCACGAGGGGGAATGCACGGTTCCGCTGTACTGGACCGCAAACGGCAACACCGTCTCGGCTTCGACAATCGTCTTCCTTGCGAAAATCCCGCACGGCGCGACGATTACGGGGATGGAGATGTGGGGCTGGATGGGTTCGGCCGGCAACGCAACCATCGACGTTGGTTTGGTGGGCGAAGCATCGCTCGACTACCTCGTTGACGGCGCCGCGGTGTCGAATACTGCAACGGCTGCTCTGACGGTTCGCACGGGTGCGCTTCCGCACTTCGTGTCCCTGTCGGACGACACGCAACCTCGCTTCCGTTATCTGCAAGCGAAGTTTGCCTCTGTCACATCGGCTGAAGTCACCGCTCTGATCGGCGGGCGCATCAGCTACACGATGGGCCTTCCCAACATCGGTCGCTAACAGTCAAGGGCGGGGGTTTCGGCCTCCGCCCTTTCACCATCCCCACAAGGTGATTGATGCAACACAAGAGCTTCATGCAGGTCGTGCAGGAAGTCCGCGATTTACACGCGAAGGCTCAGAACCATGCGAATTGGCAGGGCCGCGACGACCGAAGAAAATGCTACATCGAAGCCGAGCACCGCTATCTGTGGCTTCTTGAATTGGACCCGGAGAACGCCTTTGTTCTTGGCGGCCTGGGTTCGCTCTACATCGAGATTGGCAAATGGGGCCTGGGCGCATCGCTGCTCTTGAGCGCGGCCCGTATCGACCCCACGGAGCCGTCTTACTGGAACGCGCTCGGTGCAGGCTACCGGCGCATGGACAAGATTGAGGGGGCCCGTACAGCGCTCCTGAGAGGCTTGGAATTGTCCACGGAGCCGCAAGACCGGCTCAACGTGATGCACAACCTCGCGGGCACCTACATCAACGAGGGCGAGCCTGCGAAGGCGGTCGAATGGGCCACGAAGGCTTTGCAGATCGACCCGCACAACAAGGCGTGCCTGTTCAACTTGGGCCTCGCTCAACTGGAATTGGGCGACTTCGCGAACGGCTGGGACAACTACGAGATGGGCGGTCGTATGGCCGTCACCTGGGCACGGAATTATTCGCACCCCGGTCGTGAGGTCGTGAATTGGGACGGCTCGCCGGGTAAGACCGTGGTGGTCTTTGGCGAGCAAGGCGTGGGCGATGAAATTCTGTTCGCCCATGCGATCCCCGATTTGCTGAAGGTCTGCAAGTCCGTGGTGATCGAGTGCCACCCGCGGCTGGTCAACATCTTCAAGCGGTCATTCCCCGAAGCAGAGGCGGTTTATGGAACGCGGAAAGACGAAGCTATTGATTGGCCCTCAAAGCACCAGCTCGACGCCAAAGTCCCCTTCGGCTCTCTCCATCGCTTCTTTCGTCGCCGTGCCGATGACTTTCCGGTCTTTCCAGAAGGGTACATCAAGCCCGATCCCGATGCAGTGGTTCAGTTTGCAGGCAAGCCTGGGATGGGGGCCAAGCGCGTAGGCATTTCGTGGATTGGGGGCACGCGCGACACGCATGTTGCGCTGCGCTCTATGCCGCTGGAACACCTAGCGCCGATCCTGTCCACGCCGAACGTCGAGTTCGTGTCCCTGCAATATACGGAACACGCAGGTGCAGAAGTCGAAATGGTCCGCCAAAAGCACGGCTGGAACATCACGCACGACGACGACATGAACAAGGACTTGGACAAGCTATTCGGCTGCATCAAGGGGCTGGATTTGGTGATCACGGTCCTGACGAGCAACGTGCATTTCGCGGGTTCGATGGGCGTTCCGGCGTGGGTGCTTACGCCGATCAAATCGCCTTGGCAATTCACCCAAGCGTCGATGCCCTGGTATCCGCAACATCGCCTGTATCGTCAAGAACGTGACGGCGACTGGAGCCATGTCATCGGAAAGATTGCGGGCGATCTGCGCTTGTTTGCGAGCGCGCGCGCCGCAGCCGAATGAAAGACCACGCCCGCGCCGAACTCCGGCACCGGCTAGACCCTACGAAGAAGATCGGCAACCCAAACGGAACGGCCCCGTCGATCTGCGAGAACCACCGCCGCATGTGGCGGACTGTTGACAAGCAGGTCGCTCCGATAGACCCAAAACTAGCCGCTGAACTGAAGACCATGATCGAAGTTGGATACGACATGGCAAAGCGCATGGACAAGCGCCTCCGCGCTTACAAGACCGGCAAAGTCCCAAAGGAATAGCACCCCATGCTGAAGATTTTCATCGGGGCAGATGACCGCCAGGTTGTCAGCCTCACCACCCTGATTCACTCGATCGCGAAGAACGCGCGGACGCCTGCCTCGATCACGCCGCTTGTGTTGGACACGCTGCCGATCAAGCGCCAGGGCCTAACGCCCTTCACCTATTCGCGCTTCTTGGTCCCGTACCTGTGCGGCTATCAGGGCCTCGGCCTGTTCCTAGACGCCGACATGCTGGCGCTGGGCGACATCACCGAAGTGTTCGACATTGGCCGGATGCGCTCCGACAAAGCCGTGCACGTGATGATGGATCAGCCCGCTTTCGAGTGGGCGTCCATGATCCTGTTCAACTGCGCGCACCCGTCGAACCGGATGTTGACCCCCGAGCACGTCGAAAACCCCGAGGTCAAGAACCTGCACAAGATCGGCTGGCTGCAACGCGATGAGATTGGCTCACTCCCGAAGGAATGGAACGTCTGCATCCCTTACACGTCCGATCCCCCGGACAATCCGAAGCTCGTACACTTCACCCAAGGCGTCCCCTATTGGTGGGAGACGAAGAACCAGCCGCATGCCGACAAGTGGGCGCAATACGCCCAGGAAGCCGCTGGAGCGCGTTCTAGCTGGGTCGAGTTGATGGGCCGCTCTGTTCATGCTGATGGCGTGGTGAACCGCCTCATCAGCACGGGCGAGGTCAAGAGCGTCGAGGACTATTGCGCACGGGCGGGGCTGACACAGGCGGCGGCGGAATGAGCGGGCTGATTACAGCCGTCGCGGTTTCAACCGTTGCGCTCGTTGCCTTTGTCGTGTGGCGTTGTCGTGTGTGGCGACAACTCGAACGGAACGACCGCGAAGCCGGGATTGACGATGCTGATTACTGACACCTACCGCGACCTAAACACCCGCCAGCACTTCGAGCGTCCCGAGTGGGGCCGCCAGTCCATGAAATGGTGGGAGACGATCAAGACGCTTTGCGACCAGTTGGGCGTGAAGAAGTTTCTCGACTACGGCTGCGGCAAGCAATCGTTGAAGGCGGCGCTTGAGCCTTTCGGCTACGAGGTGGTTGGATATGATCCAGCAATCCCCGGCTTGGACACGCCCCCAGAGCCTCACCTGTTCGTGGTCTGCACCGATGTGCTGGAACACGTTGAGCCTGAGTGTCTGGACGCAGTGCTTGCCGATCTGCACCGCGTGACGCGCAAGGGCTGCTTCATGGTCATCGCGACACGCCCCGCAGGACGCACGATGGTTGACGGATCGAACCCGCACCGGATCGTTGAGACGCAAGATTGGTGGGCCGCGAAACTCTCGGAGCGCTTCACGCTCGGCCACATGCAGAACGCGGGCGATAAGGTGTTTGCCGTGATGGTCACTCCTAAGTGATCGAGTTGTGCTTCACGCACGCTGACCTAGGACAAGATGCACTCTACCGACCTCTCGCCACTCAATGCCTAGAGACGTGGGATGCCGTTACCGGCGCGCCGTCCGCTCAGTTCCGAGACATGACCTCGCCCCATGTGGGGGCAGGTCGGAAGATCATCAGGAAGGACTTCACGCGGAACCAGTTTTCGCTGAAGCGGACGGAATGCCTGAAGGACTACGCGAGGCACGCAAGGGGCAATCTCGTCGCCACAGACTGCGATATGGAGTGGCGGGCCTCTCCAGCCCCTTTGTTCGATGAGGACTTCGACATAGGGCTGTGCTGGCGGACGGGCAATCCCGGAATGCCGTACTACGCAGGCTTCGTGATGGTCCGTCACGGATCGGAAGCCGCAATTCAGTTTCTCACGGAATGGTGGTTCACGATCGCCAACCTGCCGGCCGAAGCGCAGACGTGGTGGGGCGACCAGTGGGCCTTGGCTGCGATGCTAGGCCGGGGTGAGCCGAATACGACCAAAGACTTCATGGGCGCCAAGGTTCGCCTATTCGATGCGGGTCGCGTGTTCTTCAACATGCAGGCACCTGACCAAACGCCCCCCGAGGGCATCTACGCCACCCATGTGAAGGGTTTCAAGAAGTGACGACCTTCGGCACCTTAAGAGACAGGATCGCGGACGAACTCGACCGCACCGACCTGACCTCCCAAATCGAACGCGAGATTAAGAGCGCGATTGCGTTCTACGAGCGCAAGCGGTTTTGGTTCAACGAGAAGCGGGTCGATTTCCCGACCGTCACAAGCCAGGAATGGTACACGGCCACCGACGACAGCGACATTCCGAACCTGCTAACGCTGGACATCGCGAAGATTGCAATCGGCTCGGCCAACAAATACCCGCTTGATCTGAAGCCCTACGACGAACTTGAGGCGATCAGCGATGGTGCCGCGGCGGATGCGGGACAGCCCACATCACTCGCCTACTTCCAGAAGCAAATCCGGCTCTATCCCATTCCCGACGCGTCCTATTCGGTGGTTCTTTCCGGCATCTTCGCGCTCGATAGCCTGAGCGCATCTGCGGACACAAACGCCTGGATGACGGATGGCGAAGCGCTGATCCGCCAGCGCGTCAAAGCGAACATCTACAGCAACGTGATCCGCGATCCTGAACTGGCAGCCGAAGCGGAGCGCCGCGAGATTCAAGAACTCAACGCGCTGCAATCGGCCACCACGCAGAAGAAGGCGACGGGGCGGCTTCAGGCGACGACGTTCTAATGGGCAAATCTCTTGCAGACGCGATGAGCGCACAGCCGGGACCGGATTCGTTGGCCTATTGGCTTGCACCGCTCAAAGGCTATTGGGACCGTCAAGGAAAGATGGCCCAAGACGGGCTCACGATGGCCGACCAGGGCGCTCAGTCCGTGCGTGCGGGCGATATGGGCGGACTGGCGGGGCTGTTGCTTGGGCCTGCAAGTTATCTGGCGAGCCCGATCAACGCGCTTCTGCCGACAAGCGATGAAGCCTACGCGGCGAGCGACCTCCCCGAATGGTCGAAGCCCGGCGTTGCAGGCGGCCTCGCCACGATGATGGCGGTGATGCCGGGGCCGAAGTTCAAAGGGCTCGGCCGTGGCATGGCCGAACTCGCAGACGGCGCGACCGACGCAGAGCGTGCAGCACTCGCGGCGCGACTTGAAAGCGAGGCGACGCAGCCGGGCGGCATGGCTTCGACTGTGAGCCGAGATGAAGCGCTCGCGAATCTGACGGAAGCGCCGGAAGTTATTTGGACGACAGGAACCCTTCGCGCGAACAGGCCGACAAAGGTTTTTCAACCCGAAATGACGCCTGCCGATATGGAACGCATGGGATTGGACCCGAAAAAAACTTACACCCCTCCCAAAGGCGTAAACAGCGCAAGTTACAAAGTAACCTATGAAGATGGGACCACGGGTTGGGCTCCCGGACTCTTGCGTGCCAAGCGTCCGCCGAAATGAAAATCCCCTTCACCCCCTGGCTGCCTGATCTTCCGGCCCTCGGAAATCAAGGCATGACGGACGCCAAGAACGTCATACCCGCAAGCCAAGGGTATCAGCCGTTCCGTGCGATCAACCCGTTCACCGATGCGCTCACCGCACGGTGCCAAGGCGCATGGGCGACGAAGGACAACAGCGGCACGGTTCATATCTACGCCGGGGACGCGACGAAGCTTTATCTGTTGGGCGCCGATGCGTCTTGGGATGATGCCTCGCGCTTGGCAGGTGGTGCCTACGCAACGCCCGCAGACGGTCAATGGCGGTTCGTCAAGTTTGGCGCGCTCGGGATTGCACTGAACGGCGCGGACGCTCCGCAGAGCATCACGTTGTCAGGTGGTGCGAACTTTGCAGCGCTGGCGGGCTCGCCCCCGACCGGCAAACACCTTGCAGTGGTGCGCGAGTTTGTCGTGATCGGAAACATCACGTCATCGCAAAACCGGGTGCAGTGGTCATCGTCAAATTCGGCGGTCGGCTGGACGGTCGGAACGAACGAAGCGAACTTCCAGGACATTCCTGACGGCGGCGTGATCCAAGCCCTTGTGGGTGGCGAAGTCGGCTACGTCTTCCAAGAACGACAAATCGTCCGCATGATCCGCGTTCCCGCTCCTATCACGTTCCAATTCGATGTGATCGAGCAGAACCGCGGCGTGCTGGCCCCGTACAGCGTGGCCCCGGTCGGCGGCGGGCTTTTCTATCTCGGCCAAGACGGGTTCTACCTGTTCAACGGCCAGGAAAGCATACCGATCGGTGAGAACGGGATTGACGAGACGTTCTTTGCGGAAGTGAACAGCGATTATCTCGACCGCGTGACGGTCGCAGTGGACCCACTAAAGAAGAACGTCATGGTCGCCTACCCGACAGGCGGCGACGGGCAACCGAACAAGATTCTAATCTGGCATTGGCCGCCGCAAGAGCGCCGCTGGTCGTATGCGGTTCAAGACTGCGAAATCCTGTTCAACTTCTTCTCGCTCGGCGTGACGCTCGAACAACTCGATAGCTCGCTGGGTTACACGAACATCGACACCATGCCGCTCTCGCTGGACTCGGCGGCGTTCCAGGGCGGCAACCAAGCCCTTGGGGCATTCAATGCAAGCCACAGGCTGTCATTCTTCGATGGCACCACGCTTGAGGCTGTGATGACCACAGGCGAGGCCCAGGTGATCGACGGGTTCCGGGCTCAGTTGCAGGAAGTGACGCCCCTGATCGACACGGCATCGGCAACGGTTGCTATCGGCTCCCGTGAAACGCAATCCGCGATGCTCTCGTACAAGGACGAAAGCGCGCAACGTGCGACGGGGATTTGCCCGGTACGTGCGACAGGGCGGTTTCACCGGGCGCGGGTGACTGTGCCGGCCGGAACGGATTGGTCATACGCATACGGCGTTGACGTTGTGAAGGCGGCCAAAGCCGGTCGCAGATGACGAACTTCAAGAGGGTTCGCAGCCTCCCGCCGATAGCCACGGTTCGAGAGATTGTTGACGCGATCAACAGCCTGATCCGGTACGCGATCCAAGAGACGGGCTCGCTCAAGCTCGGCGTGAAGACGCTAACCAGTACGGACACGCCCTACACGATAGGCCCCGACGATCAATTCCTGCGGGTCAATACCGCGGGCGCACACATCACGATCAACCTCACGGCTAAAGCGAGCGAAGACGGGCGTGAGGTCACGATCAAGAAGGTTTCCACGGATGACTTCACGGTCATCATCGACGGGAACTCCACGGACACAATCGACGGCGCACTGACGCGCACGATCTATCAGCCCTACGGCGGGCTAACCCTTCGGTGCGATGCCGCGACCGGATGGGACATCAAGAGTTGGATTTAACGGAGTGACGCACATGTTTGGCAAGATGATTGGCGGCGCACCGTATGCGTCGAACCGTGACGGGCTGTTCGGGCAAGACCCGCTGGCGAACGGCGGGATGGGCAACGCCATCAACAAGCCGCAGGAGATGATGGCGGCCCAGCCCGAACAGAAGAAGGGCGGCGGCGATCTTATGTCGATGATTTCGCCGCTTGGTTCGCTTCTGATGGGCGGTGGTGGAGGCGGCGGCGTTGGGGGTGGCAACCTTCCGATGCTCCTCGGCGGCCTTCTCCCTGGCCTTCTGAGCAAGGGCAGCGCGAACGGTTCTATTGCGGGGCTCTTGGGGCTCGTCGGCAATCAAGCGGCAAACGGGCAGGGTGCGCAGGGCCAAGGCGCCACGATGCTCAACGAGCTGTTCACGGGCGGGCAGGGTGCGAACAACGCCGGTATGCGTCAAACGCCTGACGGAATGCCCATGGGCTACTACGTGCGCCGCTGATGAGTGCGAGCACATCGCCGGAAGTGAAGTTCTTCCAGCTTCCGCCCAACACCATCGAAACGCTCTGGCCGATGCTGGAGAAGCGTTTGGATGCCGTCATCAAGCGGCTGAACGGACGCATCACCGGGGCCGATATGTTCAGGGCGATTTCGACGGGTCGCCAGCAATGCTGGACGGCTTGGGAGGGGACAGAGTGCCTTGCCGCGGTGGTGACACGGATCACCGTGCACCCGACAGGCTTGAAGGCTCTTGAAGCCCTCGTCGCTTCCGGCGACTTCCGCGAGAAGTGGCAATACCTGGCCGTCGATACGCTCACCGATTTCATGCGCGCGGAAGGCTGCACGCTGTTTGAGATTCACGCGCGCCCCGGTTGGGAGCGTGTTCTAGCCCCGAAAGGCTTCAAGCGGACGAACATCGTCCTTGAGTTAGAGGTTCCTGCTCATGGGTAGCAAAAACGAAACCGTCGAAACGAAACAGACGACGCAGCCTTGGCAAGAGGCGATCCCGCAACTTAAGGACATCATGGGCCAAGCGGGCAGCCTGTTCGGCTCGACCAATTCGGCCCTGCAAAACCGAAACGTGCAGCCCTCCTATCAGCAAGGCATGGGCGCGCTCGGCAATCTGTTCAACGGTAGCGGGTCACTTCAATCGCTCTCCGACACGGCGAACGGCGATTACCTGGACGTGACGCACAGCCCGCAGTGGGGCTCGATGGTGGGCGGCATCCAAGACGCGGTGAATTCGCAGTTCAGCATGGCAGGGCGGACAGGTTCGCCGGCACACGCTGGCGTTATGACGCAAGAACTTGGCGACCTCGCAGGGCGGCTCTACGACACCGAGCGCCAACGTCAGCTTGGCTCCGCGGGTCAGCTCGGCAGCTTCATGCAGAGCGGTATTTCGGCTCTCCCCGGTATGTACGACTTCGGCAACGCGGACACGGATGCACTCTGGAAGAACCTGGCGCGTTACTCGACCATCGGCACTCAGATTGGTGGCATGGGCGGGACGCAAACGGGAACGCAGCCCGACAATTCGTCCAGCGACTTGCAGCAAGGCATTGGCGCCGCTCTCTCACTTGCGGCGATGTTCTCATCCGAT